GACACCGGCGATGCCCTTGGGAGTACAGTACCCGTGTCATGGGACAGACCATCCTGGGAAAAATCACCGCTTCCGCGGCACCCGAAGGCGCAGAGCCGCCCGATAACGGCAAGGCAGATGATGCACAGAAACCTTCCGAGGAAGGGGTAACTGTTACTGTGCCGGATATGCCTGTGATTGGTATGGACGGCAAGACCGCTGACGGCTCTATGCCGTATGAGATTCTGAAACGACAGCTTGCTTTTCTTAGATAAGCAGGCTGTATTTTTATGACCGCCGGAGTTTTACCTCCGGAGAAATGGAGAAAAGATATGAGCAAGATCATGGAACTTCGCAGCAAGCGCAATACCCTGTGGGAGCAGACAAAGGCATTCCTCGAAAAGCACCGTGGTGAGAACGGTCTTGTGGAGGCTTCCGCAGTCGAGCAGTACAACAAAATGGCCGGTGAAGTGCAGGCACTCGGCGCAGAGATCGAGCGTCTCGAGCAGCAGGCAGCCCTCGATGCGGCACTTTCCGCACCGACCAGCAAGCCCGTCACCAATGCACCGGGCGCAAAGAATACACCGCCCACAAATCCGACCGCTACCGATGAGTACAAGTCCGCCTTTTGGGATATGATTCGCAACAAGGGCGATCAGCTTGCAGTCCGCAATGCGCTCTCTGTCGGCGAGGACACTGAGGGCGGCTATACCGTGCCGGACGAATTCGAGCGCCGTCTGATTCAGGCACTGGAAGAGAACAACATCTTCCGCCAGATGGCAACGGTCATCAAGACCAACAGCGGTACCCGCAAGATCCCTATTGCCAACGATACGATGGAGGCGCAGTGGATCGATGAGGGCGAGGAGATCCCGGAGACCGACACCCGTTTCGGTCAGACCACGCTCTCTGCGTACAAGCTCGGCACGATGATCAAGATCAGCAACGAGCTTCTGCACGATTCTGCATTCGACCTCGCATCGTATATCGCTGCACGTTTCGGTGTGGCGATGGGCAACGCAGAGGAGCGTGCATTCTTCACCGGTGACGGCGACAAGAAGCCGCTCGGCATCCTCGATGAGACCGGCGGTGCAGAGCTGGGCGTGACTGCGGCATCCCAGACTGCGATCACCTTCGATGAGGTGTTCGACCTCTACTACAGCCTGAAGAGTCCCTACCGCCGTAACGCACAGTTCGTCTGCAACGAGACCATCCTGCTTCAGCTTATGAAGCTGAAGGACAAGAACGACAACTACCTCTGGAAGCCGTCGCTCGACATCGCAAAGCCGGATACACTGCTCGGCAGACCGATCCGCACCTCTTCCTTCATGCCCGGAATCGCCAAGGGCGAGCGTGTTCTCCTCTTCGGTGACATGAAGAATTACTGGGTGGCTGACCGTCAGAACCGCACCTTCCGCCGTCTGAACGAGCTGTATGCCCGCACCGATCAGGTCGGCTTCCTCACCACGCAGCGTGTGGACGGCAGACTGATTCTGCCGGAGTCCGTGAAGGTGCTGAAGATGGCAGGTACGAAGTCCAACACCACGGGTGGCGGCACGACTGGCGGTAACACCGGCGGCAACGGCTGATGAACGGAGGGCAGATAAGTGAATTTGATCTCACTGCCTGAAACAAAAAACTATCTCCGTGTAGATCACTGCGAGGATGACAAGCTCATCCTCACTCTGATCGATACGGCACAGCGGCTCGTGATGGATGTGGGGCGCATGACCGAAAAGCAGCTCGCGGAAAATGAGGAAACCTCCCGGCAGGCTATGCTGTATACTGTTTCGTACCTCTATGAAAACCGCAACACCGCCGATTATCATGCACTGACGCTGACACTCAGGGCTCTGCTGTTCGCACAGAGGGAGGGCATTGTCTGATGGAGATCGGTAAACTGAATCAGCGGATCGCTGTCCTTGAAAACCATGTCAAAAAGGATGCCATCGGCAATCACAAGGCTCAGTGGGAGGAGGTATTCTCCCTCTGGGCTTCTGTGACTGTATCTAATAACGGCGCTTCTGAGGAAACGGATACCGGCGTGACCAGAGCGATTCAGAAAATTGAGGTCATTATCCGACAGACTCCGCAGACGAAACGCATGGCATCGACCGTATACAGGATCCGTTTTGACGGACTGGATTATGACATCAAGGGCATTATCCCGAATTACCAGACGCGAGACTATATGAAGCTGATCTGCGAATCACGGAAGGCAGGTGCGAAGGATGACATCTATTGACGATATGGCTTCAGAGATCATGCAAGGGCTGACGGAATATGCTGAACTTGCGGATGCGGAAATGAAAAAGGCTGTCCGAAAGACAGCGACTGCCGTCAAGAACGAGATCTCCGCCAACGCTCCGAAAAAGTCCGGCAGATATCAGAAAAGCTGGGCGGCGAAAAAGGTGAAGGAGAATAGCCATACACTCGAAATGACGGTGCATTCCAAGAACCGCTACCAGATCGCACATCTGCTGGAACACGGTCATGCGAAACGCGGTGGTGGTCGTGTAGCAGCTATCCCGCATATTGCACCGGCAGAACAGCATGGTGAGGAAATGCTGGAATCCCTCATCGAAAAGGCACTGTCATAAGGAGGGGCATTCGTGACCTACGAGGAAATCAATGAAATGATGCAGGAGATCGGGCTGCCCTTTGCGTATCACCATTTCGCAGAGGGTGAAAGCCCTGATCCGCCCTTCGCATTGTTCCTGTCTCCCGGCGAGGATACCTTTTCCGCAGATAATCTGATGTATCACAGCTTCAAAGAGCTGCACATTGAATTATACACGGATGAAAAATCGCCGGATACGGAACAGCGTGTGGAGGAGGTGCTGACACAGCACAACATCTATTACACAAAATCTGAGGTATGGATTGAGTCGGAACGGCTCTATGAAGTCCTCTATATCATGGAGGTATGAATATGGCTCTGAAGAAAAACAAGGTCAAGTTCGGTCTTAACAAGGTTCACTGGGCAAAGATCACGGCATGGTCGGACGAAGGTGTGCCGACATTTGCAACGCCCGTGCGTCTGCCCGGTGCTGTTTCGCTGAGCATTGACGCCAACGGCGAGAACGACAACTTCTACGCCGACAACACCGTTTATTACGTTATCAACAACAACGCAGGCTATGAGGGTGACCTTGAGGTGGCACTCATCACCACCGATTTTGCAACCGATATCCTCGGTGAACAGCTCGACAGCAAGGGCGTTCTGGTGGAGCGCAACGATGCGGAAACATCGCAGTTCGCACTGCTCTTTGAGTTTGATGGAGACAAGAATCACATCCGCCACGTGCTGTACTGCTGCTCTGCATCCCGTCCTGCAACTGAGGGGCAGACCACTGAGGAGAGCAAGGAGGTCAAGACAGAGACACTGTCGCTGAAGGCTTCCGCACTGCCTTCCGGTCTGGTGAAGTCCAAGACCTGTGAGAGCACAGATGAGACCACCTACAACAACTGGTACAACGCCGTCTATATCCCGACAGCGGCTACTACCAACAACAGCACCAATACACGTTCCGCAAGTACCACAAAGGGCGGCAGCACAGCCGCATCCACTACTATTGACTGATAAAGGAGAAAGAATATGGCTATCAGAAAAACAATTACTGTTGATGGCATCGAGGTTCCTTTCAAGGCAAGCGCAACACTGCCTCGCCTTTACCGCGCAAAGTTCCGCAAGGATATCTTCAAGGATTTTTCTGCGCTGAAGGATTCTGTGGATGAGAGCGACGAAGAGAATTCCGGTCTCGGTATCGAGAGCCTTGAGGTGTTCGAGAACATCGCGTGGACAATGGCCAAGCACGCCGATCCGGAGAATGTTCCCGACAGCCCGGATGACTGGCTCGAACAGTTCAACTGCTTCTCCATCTACGAGGTGCTGCCGCAGCTCTTTGAGCTTTGGGGTATGAATCTGGAGACACAGGCGGAGTCAAAAAAAAGTCTCGTCCAGTTGACCGCGAGATGACAACGCCGTTGTTCCTTCTCCGATGTGTGCAGATCGGGCTGAGTCTTTCCGACCTTGATCTGCTCACTATCGGAATGGTCAACGAAATGTTCATTGAAAAGGATAATGATGAAGCGACTTACAGCTACAAAGCGCAACAATCTGATTTCGACAAGTTTTGAGCAGGAAAGGCGCGGAATATTAGTAAAAACGGCTCACAAAGGTGTGGATATCGGCATCTTAGAGATATTGCTGTGGGCAGTCGTGACACTATTCGGCTGGCTGCTCGGCGGCGCTGTCGGCATCGGCACTGTCATATCCGCCTTCGGCGCAGGTGCGGTCATGCATCTGTTTTATACGGTGATTCATTTCGAGCCGAGAAAACTGAAACACAAAAGCCTGACAGAAACCGTGAAGCTCCTGTCAGGCTAAGAAACTCGCATTTTGAGCAGCGAAACGCTCACTTGATAAATCTCTCATTTAGGGCTGAGATACACCCATCGCTGCTATTATAAACGATTTCTCGATGCTTGTCAAGTCATATTATTTGAAATTGGAAAGATCCTTATATAAGGAGTCGTTTCTTGCAAGAAGTTTCCCGGAAATTTCTGCAACTTCAGCGCTGTCTGCATACTGTATGGCATCGATTTCATCAACAGAATAGTTCCTGTCTTTTTTTAGTGAGTCAATGCCTTTTTGAAGTTCAGCATCTATTTCTTTGCGGCTGAGATCACCGATTGCGACTGGAGTATCCAAGATTTTCCTCCTGTTATGTGACCTTATATGTTTCCATTAATCTCTTTCTTGCTTCTTCTACGGAGATACCTTGAGTACCAGCAAGGCGGCCTTCCTCGACAAGATCAAGATGTGCCTTTAAACGGATCATTTCGTCTCGTTTCAAATCATCAATGTCGATTGGATTCTTATCTATCATGGTTTTTCTCCTTATAGCGAACGAAGAAAGCCTAAAATCGTGGAGAACGCTTCAGAAGGCTTAATGCTTAACCAGTTCGCTCTTTTGGAACGTTCGATATTCCGAGAATAAAGTCTGTCGGTAAATGTTCGCTCCACTCTTCTGATTACAGCCTGAATGTCATTTTCACGCATGCCTGAATCGTTAAAGATGTATGTATCCATGCAGCTTTTCAGTCTGGATCGATCAATATGATCTGATAAGTAACACAAGTCAAAAACATCCTTATATCTGGTAGATAACGGTCCGAAACGCAGGATAGACCGCAATTTCTCTGTGAATATCTGCTCTTTGGAATTAATGAGCAGACTTGCACCTACATCGTCCAAGCAAACGTCAAAGCAGTATTCATCTTGTTCTATTTGCACCTGTTTATGCACGCCGAGGTCGATTTTGCTTGTAAAGGAATGTCCGGTGTCATCCTGAATAGACACGATAACACGCTTCCCTTTATATTCCTGCTGCGATAATTCCTCAATTTTACCAACAATGGAAATGGTAATGCCTTCAAGACAGTTTAAACGCTCTATAAAGGCACGGATTGATTCTTCTGAAAGTGAATAACGGATAAAATCAAGATCCATATCCTGTGTTGCGCGTCTGATATTCCCGGTGATGCTTCTCATTACAACACCGCCTTTAATGGTCACATTGTGGTTCAGACTGCTTTGTGCGATTGCCTTCAGAACAATATCCTGACACACTTTGGCTTCAGCATTCATCTCAGAATATCCGTCATTCATAACCGTATTTGCCAGCTCTTCTAAATTTGCCATCACATTACCTCCGATTGTAGTGTTTCCATTATTTTGCTTCTTTTAGGAGCATCCATTGCAAAATCTTGTATCGCTTGGATATCAAGCTGATCAATCAGCTTTCTGAAATTCAGAAGAATCTCTTTGTAATAATCATATGGGAGCTTACTTTTGTATCTCAGAAGTTCGATCAGCATTCTTTCTTTGCTGTAAATCCGAATAGGGTATCCTTTGTATTCTACCTGCGTGATGCCTTGCGTGAAAAAATCAACAGGATAAAAATACTGTTTTATACGAGCATCTTTGATTTTGGCGGCATTTCGATCAGTTGCAAAATCGTAATCGTCCGGAATGACATCGGTTAAGCCGTGAATATAGAAGGCGTTATGCATCGTGACTACGGCATTGGGATACAAATATGCGAGAACAGCCAGTTCCGGAACGTGCTGATCATCAGAATACGTTGCTTTCCCAACTTTGAATAGTTTGCCAGCTTGAATCTGCTTTTTGATCATGTAATCGGAGCCGTAAACGTTCAGGCATTCACTACGCTTTTTCATGGTTACACCTTCTTTCAAAATAGTACGCATTTTTATTTGTTTTGCGGATTGTTTTCTAAATTATACCACATGAACTTGGAAAAGTCAAGATGAAATTCAAAAACCATCCGCAATTTTTTGCATTTTGCGGATTGTATTTAAAATACAGGCTATAAGTTTTTTAAGCACTTGCTAACCTGTCATTAAGTAGTATGGACATTACAGCCCCTATTTATTCAGCAAAAGGAAGGCGGGTGATACCGTATGGCAGGCAGAATTAAGGGCATTACCGTTGAGATCAATGGTGATACCACGAAACTCTCGAAAGCCCTTGAAGGTGTCAATAAAAATATAAAGAACACGCAGACGCAGCTCAAGGATGTCGAGAAGCTGCTGAAGCTCGATCCGAAGAATACAGAGCTGCTTGCTCAAAAGCAGAAGCTCCTCGGTGATGCTGTCAAAAGCACGAAGGAACGGCTGGATACCCTGAAAAAAGCCAGCGAGGAAGCCGCCAAAACCAAAGACAACTATGATGCTTGGAAAGCTAAATACGATCCGATCAAACAGAAGATCGGCGAAACAGAGACCAAGCTAAAAGAACTGAAGGAACAGGCGAAAACCGCCGATGAACAGCTTTCCAAAGGCGAGATCTCGCAGGAAAAGTACGATGCTTTGCAGCGTGAGATCAAAGAAACATTTGACGAGCTGACATCTTTGAAGCAGTCCGCTAAGGATGTATCCGATGAGTTCGGCAATCCGATCAGTCCGGAGCAGTACGATGCACTTCAGCGTGAGATCATCGAAACGGAACAAGAACTGCAGAATCTGCAAACGGAGGCAACAAAATCCCAAGAGGCTCTGGTAAAGATCGGACAGGCGGGTGAAACACTCGAAAATGTCGGTGGCAAGATCGCTGATGTCGGTGAAACGCTTACAACTCATGTAACTGTACCTGTTCTTGCCGCCGGAACTGCGGCCGTGAAAACAGCATCTGACTTCGATACGGCAATGAGTAAAGTTGCCGCTGTATCCGGTGCGACCGGTGATGAGCTGCAAGATCTGAGAGACAAAGCCCGTGAGATGGGTGCGAAGACAAAATTCTCTGCATCCGAAGCGGCGGAAGCCATGAACTACATGGCGATGGCAGGCTGGAAAACCGGAGATATGCTTGACGGTATCGAGGGCATCATGAACCTTGCTGCCGCATCCGGTGAGGATTTAGCTACAACTTCGGATATTGTCACGGATGCACTGACAGCATTCGGTCTGTCAGCGGCTGACTCCGGGCATTTCGCAGACGTACTTGCTGCGGCATCTTCCAACGCCAATACCAATGTGTCCATGATGGGTGAAACCTTCAAATACTGCGCACCTGTCGCAGGTGCATTGGGATTCTCCTGTGAAGACACTGCCGAGGCGATCGGTCTGATGGCAAACAGCGGTATCAAGGGTTCACAGGCAGGCACGGCACTCCGATCTATGATGAACGCTCTCGCAGGAGAGGTAAAATTCTGTGGTGCTTCGTTCGGAGAGATTGAGATCGCTACTACCAATGCGGACGGCTCGATGCGTGACCTCAACGATATCCTTGCGGACTGCCGTGTGGCATTCTCACAGTTGTCGGAATCGGAACAAGCATCAGCGGCACAGGCACTTGTCGGCAAAAATGCAATGTCCGGCTTCCTTGCTGTCATGAATGCAGCACCATCGGATATTGAGAAACTGAACAATGCGATCAGCACTTGTTCCGATGAAGTTGACGGCTACAACGGCGTGACCGAAAAAATGGCTGCCGTCATGCAGGACAACCTCGGCGGTCAGCTTACCATTCTAAAATCGCAGCTTGAGGAGCTTGCTATCAGTTTCGGCGAAATTCTCATGCCTGCGATCCGCGCCATCGTCACTAAAATTCAGGCACTTGTGGACAAGCTGAATCAGATGGATCCGGCTACAAAAGAAATGATCGTCAAGATCGCACTCGTAGCGGCGGCACTGGGACCGCTTTTAGTCGTTGTCGGCAAAACAATGGTCACAGTCGGCAAGCTCATGCAGTTTATATCCAATCTTCCGACTATCATCGCCGGTGCAAAGGCGGCATTCAGTTCATTTGGTGCTGCTATCGGCGGTATCTCTGCGCCTGTGGTCGCTGTCATTGCGGTCATTGCCGCTTTGGTGGCGGCTTTCGTGCATCTATGGAAAAACAATGAGGAGTTCCGAAATAAGATCACGGCAATCTGGGAGCAGATCAAGGGCATTTTCTCCGGCTTCTGTCAGGGAATTGTTGACCGTCTCAATGCTTTGGGCTTCGATTTTGAGAACATCGGCGAGGTCATCAAGGCAGTATGGGAAGGTTTATGCAACTTCCTCTCGCCGATCTTTGAGGGCGTATTTCAGCAGATCGCTAACATCTTCAAGGCGGTCACAGATATTCTGCTGAATGTGCTTGACATTTTCATCGGCATCTTCACCGGTGACTGGGATAAAGTCTGGAACGGCATCAAGGGGATTTTTGTTGCGGTCTGGAATTTCCTGAAAGACACGCTGCAAAACTATATGAATGTGCTGTGTAACATTTTCGGCACAAGCCTTGACGAAGTGAAAGAGTTCTGGGTGAATGTCTGGAATGCAATCAAGAACTTTTTCGTCAATCTCTGGAATAATATTACAGGCTTTATTTCGGGTGTTCTGAACGGCATTGCAACATTTTTCACTAGCATCTGGACTGGCATCAAAAACTTTTTCGTCGGCATCTGGACGGCAATTTACAATGATGTAAGCACCAAAATAAACCTTATAAAGAGCGTTATTACTGTTGTCTGGAACGCCATTCATACAGCGATCACTACAGTCATGAACGCTATCTGGTCGGTCATTACAACTATATGGCAGACGATCTATGACATTATTTCTCCGCTGCTTGAAGCCTTCCGCTATCTGTTCGAGACCATTTTTCAGGCAATTCAGATTCTCATCGGTATGGCGATGGACTGGATTCACGAGAAGATCACGGCGATATGGAACGCTATCGTAGGCTTCCTGACTCCTATCTTAGAAGGCATCCGTGACTTCTTCCAGACCATCTGGGATGCGATCTGCACTACCATTTCTACGGTACTTGATACGATCAAAAGTGTTGTAGAGACTGTGTGGAATGCTATCTGTTCCTTTATATCAACGATTCTCAATGCTATCTGGTCTGTAATATCTTCAATCTGGAACAGCATCAGTGCGCATATTTCTGCTGTTCTGAATGCGATCTATTCTGTCGTCAGCAGCGTATGGAACGCTATCAGCGGATTTATCAGCAGTATCCTGAATACTATTTTCTCTACAGTCTCAAACATCTGGAACAGCATCAAAAATACAGTCACAACTGTGATGAATGCGATCAAGACCACAGTCTCGAATATCTGGGAATCTGTAAAATCCGCAGTATCTCAGAAGATCACTGCAATCAAGATGACCATTGAAAACGGCTTTAATGCGGCAGTCAGCTTCATCAAGAACCTTGCATCGCAGGCGTTCTCTTGGGGCGCTGATATTATCGACGGTATCGTAAACGGCATCAAGAGCTGTATCGACAAAGTTTCCGATGCGGTATCAGGTGTGGCTGACAAGATCAAGTCTTTCCTGCATTTCTCTGTACCTGACGAGGGACCTCTTGCAGATTTCGAGAGCTGGATGCCGGACTTCATGCAGGGACTTGCCGATGGTATTAACGCAAATATCAATGTTGTGGGCGATGCCGTCAACAACTTTGCCGGAGGTCTTGCTGAGAAGATCAGTAGCGTGATCCAGAATGCACTCTCCAATGTGGTCACATCGGTGCAGGGCTTTATGACGCAGGTGTTCGATACCGTGAAAACGGTCTGGACAAACGCCAATGCTGCGATTGATGCAACGATGGCACAGATCAGCAGCGGTGTTACTGTGGGCTGGAAGGCTGTTGTATCCACAATTAAAAACGCCCTTGACAGCATCAAGAGCGTGGTGACAACCACATGGAAAGCGATTCATTCTGTTATTGACTCTGCATTGAACGGCATCAAGAAAATTATTACTGCGGTATGGGCGGCACTGAAAAATCTGATTCAGACAGGACAGCTTGACATCAAATCCGTCATCACAACCACATGGAACGCTGCAAAGGATGTAGTAAACACAGTTCTAAACGACATCAAGTCTGTGGTTTCTTCCATCTGGAATGCTATGCCGGATATCGTGCGTCAGCCGATGAATCAGGTCAAAGACGCTGTGCTGTCGATATGGGCCAACATCAAAAACGGCATCAGCGACAGGCTCGGCGGTGTGCGGGATGCAGTTTCCGGTGCGATGCACGCTGTGTATCAGGCGGTCATGGACAAGGTCAACAGCTCGTGGTCTTGGGGGCGAGACCTCATGCAGAACCTCATCAACGGTCTGAACTATATGCTCGGCAATCTCATCAATACTGTTGCTGATGTGGCACGAGCGATCAGCGATTATCTGCACTTCTCTGTGCCAGACAAAGGTCCTCTGTCGGAATTTGAATCCTGGATGCCGGACTTTATGAAGGGACTTGCACAGGGTATCAACAAGAGCAAGAAGTATGTAGAAAAGGCTGTATCCTCTGTAGCCGATGCGATGTCGCTCACAATGCATTCAGGCTTTGATATGAAGTTTGACGGGATTTCGGGCGCAATGCTGGACGGCGGCAGCGGCGGTGTGATCAACAACTACTACAACAACGACAACAGCCGCACAGTGAATCAGACCAATCATAGTCCGAAGTCTCTGTCACGGCTGGAGATTTATAGGATGACGAGGAATGCGCTGAATGTGTGATGGGGTGGGAGCAATTCTGCCCTATACATACATTACAACACCAAACACAATGTTCCTGCACCGATAAGAATGCAGCCTATCAAAGACTTTGTTGTAAATTGTTCGTGTAAAAAGGCAAACGCAAGAACAAGCGTTATTACAACGCTCATTTTATCAATAGGAACGACTTTAGATGCCTCTCCTGTTTGAAGCGCCCTATAATAGCACAGCCATGATGCACCGGTAGCAAGTCCAGATAGAATAAGAAAAATCCAGCTTTTTCGACTTATCTGCCCAATATCTTTTTGGGCATTTGTAAGAAATACAATTCCCCAAGACATTATTAGCACAACTGCTGTTCTTATCGCAGTCGCAAGATTTGAATTTACATCTTCTATTCCTATTTTAGCGAGAATTGAAGTGAGTGCCGCAAAAACAGATGAGAGAATCGCAAACAACAACCACATTTTTACACTCCTCCATTACTTCCGATTTGCGTTTTTTATACATCTTTTTATTATACATCAGTTCCATAGAAAAAGCAAGGAGGCGCAACCATGTTTTTCAAATTAATCCTCGAAAACTCCGCCGGAGACCGGATTGACATGACCGCAACGGCAAACCAGTATATGACCTCGAAGATCGATGGGCTTTCTCCGCCGCCCGGCACGATCAGCACCTCCTCCTACGCAGGCATGGACGGCAGTTACCTCAACAACGCCTTCATCGAGAAGCGGAATGTGGTCATTTCCTTTGAGATGCGCGGCGTGGGCGTGGAAGCCCGGAGGCATCAGCTTTACAAGGTGGTCAAGCCTTCCCGCTACATCAAGATTTACTACGCGACCGCAGGCATTGATGTATTTGCGGAGGGATATGTCGAGAGCTGTGAGGTACAAAACTTTGAGATGCTGACAACCGGGCAAATTTCTATTCTCTGCCCGGATATTTATTGGTATTCCACGACCTCGGTCATGGCGTACTATTCACAAATCACCGGCGCTTTCACATTTCCGTTCCCGACGGATGGCAATCCGGAGCCGTTTATCCTCGGCAAATACAACACACAGAACATGATGACTATTGTCAACGACGGTGATGAGATAGGCTTCACGCTTGTAATTGAAGCGCTGGAGGATGCACGTTCTCCTACGCTGTATAACGCTGACACGGACGAGTATCTGCAAATTACCGGCGATATACTCGCAGGTGATATTATTACAGTCACGACCAAGACGGGCAATAAGACCGTCACGCTTGATCGCGGCGGCGTCAAGACCAACATCATCAACCGGCTTGTTTCCGGCTCGACATGGCTGACACTGCGTGAAGGCAAAAACCGCTTTTATCTGCGTGGCACGGGACTGACGAAACTGCGTGTGAAGATCATTCACACCAATGCGTATCTGGGGGTGTAATATGCAAATTGAGGTTTATAGAATGGATACTGCGGAGGACAGCCTGACAATTACGCTCGAAGCCATCTGCGACACCTTTTCAAGTCTGCTGTGGGATATTGAATACTACAAATGCAGCAGCTTTGAGGTGTATATCGCAGCCAATCCGCAGAACGTGGATATCTTCCAGCCCGGTCGCATTGTCGGCAGAGATGATGACAGTCAGCACTTTGGTATCATTGAATCTGTGCTTATCAACACGGATGTCGAAAACGGCGACTACCTGACTGTCAGAGGCAGATTTCTTATGTGTCTGCTGGAGCGCCGCATCATCAATCCGATGTACTCCACCACGGTAGAAAAAGCGTATAGTGAGATTATCCGGGAAGTGGTGATGCAGAATGCTCTGATAAATGACAACAGAAGGATTCCCGGCTTATCGCTCGGCACTGTATCCGGCACTTGTTGGGAGCAGACCACGACCTTGCAGATCTCCTATGCCAATCTGATGGAATGGATATATACCATCTGTGAGAAGATCGGCGGCACAGCAAATATCCGGCTTGTGAAGGATACTGGCGAGCAGTACCGTATGGTATTTGATCTGGCACAGGGAGAGGACAGAAGTCTGATGCAGGAGGAAAATCCCCACATCATCTTTT